AGCTCTCTTAATATATCTTCTACGTCGACGAGAGAACTGTAACGTCCACGTAGATACTCGTATTGGTCAAAGTTTTTAACTCCAGCAAGCATAGCATCATTAATGCTTTCCTTTCTTGAGTTTAGTTCTCTTAAGAACTTATCTCTAAACCAAAGAGCATCCATTAATAAATGCCAGAGAATTTACCACCAAACTCGGCAGCACCCATTCCTCTAGCTTTACCTTTACCCATACCAGGTTTTGCAGAAGCGTTAGCAGAAAAAGAACCCGCATCTGATTTAAAAGATACGTTTCCTTTGTTGCTATAGTTTTGCTTGTCTTTCAAAACTTTAGGGGTTGATAAATTTTTAATGTCTGTTTTTTTAATCATGTGTGTATTTTGTTGTATAAATTTTTTCTTTGCAAGTCTAACGATTATTTTTGTTCATTAAGTTTGCGATTTGAAATTGTCTTTGTTGATCTAATCTTGCTCTAGCGGTATCGTCTTTCATCTCTGCAATATCTTCTTGAGTAGCAATTCTTTCTCGATCAATTTTATCTTGACGTAAAGCCTCTTCTATTTTTCTTTGTTGCTCAACTTGGAACTGTTGTTGTTCTTGAGCCAATTGTTGACCTTTGAGAGCAAGCTCTTGTTTTCTAATACTTACAAGAGGATCTTCATCTTGCGGTACAGAAATCTGTTGCGAGTATTCTGTCATTAATTGACTTAGGATAGGTGCTGAGAATTGTGCCAAAATATCATTAGCTTGAGCCATCATAGGTCCTGCCTCTGCGGGTGGCACTTGTTGGGCTTGTTGATTTAATTGTTCGTATTGCATTCTAGCTTCTTGAGGCATTTGTTGTAATGCAAGATTATCTGCCTTCATTTGTAAATGCTGCATAATATGCGAATGAATGATAGCCTGAACTTGTGCATTCATTTGAACAGGTGGAGTATTTAATAAAGACATATGAACCGCAATATGTGCATCATGATTTTGTTGTGCAAATGCTTGAGCGGGTTGCCCCATTAACAGTCCATTATTTTCAAAACCAGCTTCAATAGGTTTTGGTTCCATATCGGGTGGTGGCATGAGTAATTGTTCAATATTGTCTACACCAATAGCTGCATACATTCTTCTATAAGATTCGTAAATACCTTGTGGACCATGAACTTCAGGGTTAGATTGAACTAACTGCATAAGTTCTTGTGCCATAGCTATTCTTTGTGATGCACTAAAGATATCAGGATTGCTGATTGGGAATATATCAACCCTTTCATCAAAGTCTGCTACTTTAATGCTTAAATTACCGTTAGCTGTCATATAAGGATATTCAGGCGGTAGGTAATCTTTGAATATAGTTGCAAGCAATCTAAATTCTTTCTTTTGAGCGTTATGCAATCTTTTATGAATAGCAGACAAAACTTTGGTTGATCTTTCTAGTAAAGCAAGTGTGGTTCCAACAGGTGCATTAGGATTTCCTTGTCCTACATTTATTTCAGCAATAGAAGCAAACTTTTGACCTGAATCTACCAAGATACCTAAAAGGTTTAACAGAGTTCCACTTGGTTCTTTAAATGGTAACGGCTGTATTGATTCTCTGAGAGAACCACCAGGTGCATCCACGTCTCTAAACTCTCCAGGCTGTATAGGGGTGTCTTCATCCCTAATTCGAATACCTCTTGTCTTAAACCCAGCAGGCAGGTTTGCAAGGGTACCTGCATCGATTAACTGCCTCAATATCGACGTGGATGCTTTAGACAGTCCTCCGATCATATGTGTTAGACCGAATCCATAAAAACCAAGTCCAGGTAAAAACTTAAAGTGAACAAAATATTCTATTTTTTGTTTGAGAGGATCTTCGTCCTTAAAGTTTCTTCTGACCGATAATACTTTGTTGCTGTTGGCATCTATCGTAACGATATAAGGCAATTTGATTCCTGTAAAATCGCGATCTTCATCAACGTCCTCAAATCCAGGTAAGTCTAAATTACAATGGATTTCGTATAGAACCGATACTTCATCTGAATCGTAAGATGGTTCCATACCAGATAGCTTATCTATCTCTTCTTGTACGCCTGATGTTTGTGATGTGTCATCACCACCCATTAAATCTACTTGTCTATAAAAACCTAATGCCATAAGCTTTCTAACTTCGTTTTCAGGCATCTTGATAATGTTGGTAATTCTAGAACAAGATTCTAAGTCGGTTGTATAGTAAGGTACGACCAAATCTTCAGGAGCAATAAATTTAGATACTGCCCTGCCAAGTGTTTCGTCGTAATAAACTTTTTTGAATGCACTTCCTGCTAGCGGTAAATAAAAAAGTAATTGATCAAGCTCTTCGTCAAACTCTTCCATTACATGCACGATTTGATAGTTCATAAATTCTTGAACTCTTTGTGCTTGTTCTTCAATAATAGAATCGTATTGACCAATCACTTGAGTCTTTACCGGACCGCCACTAGGAAATAATTCTTTGTACGCTTGTGCTTGGAAGTTGGTAACAGCCTCGCCTAATAATGGATGTATTACGCCGCTTGCTCCTTGAAATGGTTCTGATCTTTCATCATCAAACTTCATACCTAAATATTTCAAACCGTCGGTATAAGTTTTTTCCCAATCTTCTCTTGATGATTTGTCTTTTTCAACGCCACTTACAAGATCGCTAGCCATTCTAGCTAACTCATCCTCTGGTAAAAGTTCAGCTAAGTTATCATCAAATCCAGATTCCATAGGTTCATCAATATCACCTAAAATGGCACCACCATCTTCGGTCATAGTTACACCCATAGGCAAATCTTCACCTACTACCTCAATCAATTCTCCTACTTCTTGCTCTTCAGGAGTCATGTTATTGTAAGGATTAACTTCTTCTACTTGAGGTACAGGGATATTTTTTTCAATTGCCATTAGTGTATTGTCCTTTTCTTGACTTCTGGATAATCATGAGAATTGTAAAACCCTTCAAGCTCTCCTACAAGTTTTATATTGCAATGTTCAGCTTGCTCTAAGGCTTGCTCCCAAGTAGGTGCAAGAATCAACGGACCTTCGTGAGCCATTCCGTCTTTTTCGTATTCAGTTACAAAGATTCTCATTCTAATAATATACTCGCTTTACTGGTGCTCGTTCCAAATCTTGATAGTCGTCGTCTAATGACACCAAACCACCCTCTCTAAAACGCATTAACGCTTGAGTCATAGTATCACATAAATCGTCATTAGCTCCAAATGGAAAAGAGGCACACTCTTCTATCATTTCTTGAGCAAAGTGTTTGCTTTTTGGTGCCCAAACAAGCTCACTTTCAAACATAGGTGCAACTGAGTTCATTCTAGTGTGCTTATCATGCCCTCTTGAAGGCGTGTAATTGACTACAGGTATGCCTAATCTTCGTAATTCATGTGTTAATGGTGTTCCTGATGCTTTTGCTTCAATTAATACCATATCAGGCTCCCAATATTGATATTCTTCGTAAGCTATACGCTTTAATTCGGGAAAATCCCATCTATCACGCTGACAATCTAGTAAAATAATAGAATCTGGGCTATCTTCGGTAGGTTTGAAGACTCCCCACGTAGAAATAGCTGAAAAATCGGCGGTTTCCTTCTTAGAAAAAGCCGTATCGTAGCTTTGAATGATGTATTTTACGGCTGGTAGCTCTTCGTGTGTCCAATCATTCCACCATTCACGCTTAATAATAGAGCCTTCTTCGGCTGTCGGGGTTTGCATCCATTGTGCATTCCATTTAATGACAGGCAAAGATGCTTTAACCTTCTGTAATTCGTCAATTGACCAAAATTCTGGCCATAAAGGGTTCTCGGTATCAGGAAATATGGCAGGAAATTCTATTACTTCCCATTGGTCAGCCTTAGCTTCTTGCTGTCCTTCTAATAATTTAGCGGTTAGATCAATATTTGACCAACGTGTCATCACTAAAACAATTGCACCTTTTGGCTGTAGACGTTGCCTGGGTCCAGACGTGTACCATTCCCAACATGCTTCCATAGCATTTAAGCTAAGTGCATCCTGTTCTGAGTGTGGATCGTCAATAATCAACAGATCCGCACCTCGACCTGTAATAGCTCCTCCCACACCCGCAGCAAAATACTCTCCTCCCCCATTCGTTTCCCAACGACCAGCCGATTTTGAGTCTGCTTGCAATTTAACTTGTGGAAATATTCTTGCGTATTCTTCGGTATCCATCATGTTTCTGACTTTTCTACCGAATCTAACAGCAAGTTCGCCTGTATGCGTGGTCTGCATAATTTTACGGTTAGGCTGTTTACCCATAATCCAAGCAGGAAAATAAGTAGAAGCAAATTCTGATTTGGTATGACGGGGTGGCATGTTTACAATCAAACGATTGATTTCGCCTGTCGCTACTTTTTGCAGTTTATCTGCAAATATTTTGTGATGCTTACCACAAATAAATTCAGGCCACATGTGTTCTACAAACTTTAAAAAGCTTTTTTGACACTCATCTTGTTTTTGCAAAGATTGCAGACGTTGTTGAAGAAGCAAAGCTTCTTTCATCTCTGTATCGGATAAATGAGCTAAACTCATATGTTGTTAGGATTAAATAGTTCTTTCACGTTACCCATTTCTTTTTTAACGCCCTCTATCTCATTATTATACCTATTTATTCTTTGTTTATATTTTTCTAGTTTATTTGCTTTATTTGCTTGTATATATGCTTGTTTGTCTTTTTCTAATTTTGAAAGCTTTTTCTCAAGAGGTTTTAAAAACTTTCTTACTTGTGCTGATCTTTGTAAAGGATTCATTCCTCGTAACGCCATACTCATAAGGATAGATTCGACGCCATCAGATCCAATTGGCTTTATTTGAGCTAATAATTCATCTAATTCATCATACGGTTCTATTGATCCAACATCAGGAGGGTTAGGTAAAACTTTTTTATTTAATTCATCTAGGGATTGTTGAATATTTATCGGACCACCTTTTTTAAATGCGTTGATACCTTTTTCTAAAACAGCAGTTCTAAACTTTGGAGTAAATTCATAATAATAGCCAGAGTAATCACCAAATCCCACTCCTCGAGCAATATCTACTTTTGGATTTTTATAGTCTAATTTTTTAACGTCTTTAGGATCTAATCCTAGTTCTCTACTTACCTTTTTAAGCTCGCTTCCAGCTTCGTCGTATGTAGTAACGATAATATCTTTACCTTGTCCCCCGCCTTCTCTTGCGACTGCTTTTTGTCCGCTATCTAGATATATGCCTCCGTATCCCTTTTTGACTGCATCTTGTATTCTTTTTCGCATTACAATTTTAGAAATAACTGCTCTGCCTTTAACTTTAAATGGATCGTCTTTGTATAAGGATGTTTCAAAACCACGAACTGGTTTTAGGCTGTGTTTATTCTGTCCATATCATTTAATATCGAATGAGGGATTGTTTTTAAG